CTATATTTGCCTGACCTGTATTATTGGCACCTAAGGCAACATATCCCAATCCTGTATTAAAAGAACCTGTAGTATTATCATCTAAAGCTCCAGAACCTACTGCTACGTTCTGCGTTCCAGTTGTGTTTTCCTCTAAGGCTTCATATCCGATAGCAGTGTTGTTGTCTGCTGTTGTATTGTTTTCTAATGAATAACTACCTATAGCTACGTTTTTTGTGCCTTCAGTATTAGTGATTAAAGATGATCGACCCACTGCTACATTATGATTCGCTGTTGTGTTTGACCTTAAAGCACTAGAACCTATAGCTACACATGAATCTCCAGTTGTAGTATCTTTTAGAGATTGAAAACCAACGGAGGTGTTATTACTAGCAGTTGTATTGTCTTGTGAAGCACTTAGACCAATGGCTACGTTTGCAGTTCCAGTTGTATTAGAAAACAATGCTGCACTACCTACTGCTGTATTGTTAGATGCTGTAGTGTTGGTTTTTAAAGCTTCTTTACCTATAGCTGTATTGTCAGATCCCGTGCTTGAAAATAAAGCTGCACGACCTATAGCAGTATTATCAGCTCCAGTTATATTTGAGGCTAAAGCAAGATAACCAACTGCTGTATTAAAGCTTGCTGTAGTATTTGAATCTAAAGCACCAGAACCTATTGCTGTATTTTCATTTCCAGTTGTATTTGCCAGTAAGGCACTTAAACCTACAGCTGTGTTATTTGTACCAGTAGTATTTGTAAATAATGCTGCATAACCACAAGCCGTATTGTTATTTGCTGTAGTATTAGCCCCTAAAGCTGCATAACCTATAGCCGTATTAGCTGTTCCTGTAGTATTTGCATCTAAAGTTGTACTTCCTACTGCTGTGTTCTCTCCTCCTGTTGTATTTAATAAAAGAGCGTTTTGTCCTATCGCAGTAGTATTATTTGCACTTGTATTACTACCAGCAGCATTATGACCAACAGCAGTAAGACTTGCTCCTGTTGTATGCAATGCACCAGCAGCTTGACCAACAGCAGTGCATTGTTGACCAGAAGTCAAAGTTGTTAAAGCATTTTTACCAATAGCAGTATTATTTGCACCAGAGACAGAAGCATCTAAAGCACTTTCTCCAAGAACAGTATTACCTGCAACAGAGTTTGCACCTTTACCTATATTTACTGAATTTATTGTTCCATCTACAGCAAACGCTGGACCACCAGCAAGACTAAATAAATTTATATGAGCATTATTGGCAGTATTTCTAAGCTGCATAATACTTGTTGAAGTATTAGCAAAAAATTGACTTGCGTAATTTGTACTTGGTGCGGATGATCCAGAATTATTACTTGAAATTGCTAATAAAGCATTATTTATATCAGCCCTGACATTTGCTCCAGTAGAGTTATCTATAACATAGTCGTGTTGGCTCATTTAACTAATATCTATACGTAACCATATTGTAACCGAAACTAAGAACCACGTCCGAAACCTGTTGCTGCATATTTAAAATTTCTATCGACATTATTTCCACTACTATTCTTTATATCTATATCAAAACCTGTTGAACTGATATTTGATAACGTAAAGAAATCTCCTTGCTGTGCGTTCTCAACAGTAATTCCAATAGAAGGTAAAACAGAATTAGCAGCTATACTTGTTCCTGATTGACCAGTAAAGAAACTATTTGTGAAAGTTACAGATTTTGTTGACGTTCCAGATGCAATAAATCCACCAGTTGAAGCTCCTGCATTACCAAGACTTGTTTCTGTTCTGCTTTCTATTTCTGCTGTATATCCTAGCTGATCTATTTCTATACTCTGTGCTGGATCATCACTATCCATTTCACATCTAAACTTAAATCCTCTTGCAACATAACTTCCATTAACAAAAGGATTAAATTGTGTAAAGTTAGCACCATAAGTGCAAGATGTTCCGCTTGAAATAGTTGCACTTGTAGCTGAAGTTACTGTGAATGTATTTGCACTTGGAACTGAAATAATTTCATAGTTACCATCAGTCGCAGAACCAGCCGTAAAATCAATTACAACAAAATCGCCAACAGAATATCCATGTAAAGTCTTTGTAATTGTTATAGTTGTTCCGCTTTGGCCGTAAGTAGCCGAAACTGATAAATCAGGGTCAAGATCAGTAGTTGCAACTAATAAAGAAGCACCGACATTAAATGCTGTGGCTGCATCAAAATCAGTCCAAGTATCTACATTAGCCGTCCTTCTATCAATTAAATCGTTGGGATAAAAACCTTGAGTTACAAAATGTCTTCGCAATCTAAGAGGTTGTTTACCTCCTAAATCTAAAGTATTAGCAAACTCATAAGAACCACCTGTAATATCAACCGCACCAATGAAGTCAAAATCAGCAATAGCATCAAAATCTGATTCATCATCTAAAGTTACAAGCGAACCAAGCACAAGTCCATTGACATCATCGCTGAAGAAACAGTCAACTTTTGTTCCTTGAAAAGGTGGACTATCTTGATCTTCCCTATCTTCTAAAACAGTAAGTGTCGGTAATGTATTTGGAACCGTTTGTAGCATTGTTATAGAAGCATCACCAGCACTTAATCTTCCACCATCATCACGGAATTTTAAAATATACGTTCCATTAACAATATTAGGCACGATTGTTTCGTTGATAGCTCCTGGAAGTGCAGGGATTACGTCAACTGCATTAGTAAATGTAGCTCCACTGGTTGCATTACTACTTCGAACAACAACATTACCTCCATGAATTACATCAGGATCTACAGATTTATCAAAACGTAATCTTACAAATTGATCTGATATTGGTTCTATTTTTAAATTTTGCACATCTCCTGGCAGAGCAGTTTTTCCTAAAGCATCAAAAGTAAAGGCTGTTGGTTCTGCAGAAGGTTCAAATATTGAATTTAATGAAAATATTCTAAATTCATATCTACCTTGCAATGAATCTAAAAGTTCTAACTCTGAACTCTGTGTTCTAACAGTTGTAAAATTACCGTCATCAACTCTATACTGAATTTCATATCCACTAGCTTGAGTATTATGATTAAAATCTAAATTTAATCTAGTTCTAGCTTTATCATTTTCTACAAAAAATTCTTCTGTTGCAGTAACACCATTAGGAGGATCAACCAATTCATTCAGAACTGTTATATTTCTTTCTGGCAGTGGAGAGCCATCTTCTATAAAAGCGTACTTTCCTTCAATATAAGATGTTGCAGTTATTGCATAATTATCTTTATCTTCATTAATACTCACAACTCTCCATTGAGCAGTCTGTAAAGTCGTATTCTCTAAAATCCATACACTATTAGCATTTGGAGCAGTATCGACTAAAGTACCGCTTGAATTTTTCATTTGAAAATTTTCACCACTAGCAAGTGTTATCACCGCACCACTTATCGAAGCTACATTTTTAGTACTAACCGTTCCATCAGGCATTATTACGCTTAGTGTCGGGCTATTCGTAGAATCTAAATCCGTATCAGATGTATTATCCACCGTTACAGTATTTGTTGTTGCAGAACTAATCCTACCTCCCCTTCTCAGACCCGCTTTTACTGGATCACTTACTTCAATCACCTGTCCTGGTCTAACAATTACCCCTTCTGCTAATCCAGTAGCAAAACTAATTGTTTCAGTAGAATTTTGTTCCTCAAACAAAATAAATCGACCTAATCTTCTTGCTTGGTTTCTTGATGTGCAAGCAAAACCTGTAATTTTTTTATGAATAATTCCATATTTATTTTTTGCAGTAGTATCTTCGACAGTCTCAAAATTTAACTCTTGATTTTCCATGTCAAAGTAAGACACAGATACAACAGTAGATCTTGTTTTTAAACTTGTTCCAGAATAAACAAACCCTTCGGCTGTTACATTAGACAAATTAAAAAGATAACTAGGGTTTGTAGGTCTATCTTGCGAAAGAGTAAGAGATCCAGCACTCCAGAATGTCATACCTCTCATTACAGAACTAAGAGACATAACTGTTTTAAATGCATCTTCTCTTTTTTGAAGAACTACATTACAGCTAAATCTAGGTTCTTGCCCTCCATCACCATCATCAACTAATACTGAACAATAATTAGAAGCACTGAAGAAAGCAAATTTATCAAGTTGAGTTTCAGTAATATGATCTCCTAATCCATATCTACTATTTGTTAAAAGATCAAATAATATCCAGGCTGGGTCACTTGTCCAATGTTTAGTAGTAGTAAGTGTTCCACTAAATGTTCCACTATAAGTTAGTCTTCCATTTGTAGGATCAACAGTCGCATTATGTGGGATTTTAACCTTAACTCCACGAATCCTGTACATACGATCTGGAACAGTTGGAAACTGTTCAGCATCAAAACGTAAGTAAAGATGAGCTATATCAGGATAAGGTCTTTGCTCATCTATTATTTTGGTAAAAGATGACCATGAAAATGTATCAGTAATTCTTTCACTCGTACTATCAGCAGAATCTCGACCAACCGTTACCTGTAGAGGAAAAGAGGCATCATCCTTTATAGGAATTAAAAAATCTCTGCTATATGAGTTTCTTGATTTTCCTGCAATAGTAAATTCTGAATTATTTGTGAGATTAAAAAAAAGAAGACCAAAAAGACCAGCAGGTAAAATTGAAGGTCCGTCACTATCAGTGTTTTTATTAAAAAGACTAACAGTTCCATCATTTTCAGTTATCTTTATGAATACATCAACAGAAGTTCCTATATTTTTTCCATCTTTTTCATTAATACTAACAAGAGCATCAAAACGAATTGTGACCCTAATAGCATCAATATTTGAATCACTTATAGTCCTTGTAACAGGTGAAGCATTAGTTACTCTTACTCCTACAGCCTCTTCATTTTCAATATCACTAATAGCTTTTATGAAAGTTTGATCTGACGTTCCAAAACGAGGCTCAAATTTAATTCCTTTAAAATTAAAGTCAGCTTCCGTAATATTACTTGGATTGGCACTTGGTCTAACAATGGGTGTCGATGATAAAAATATATCTTTTAAAGCTGCTTTATTATAAGCTTCAGTTCCTCTTGTTAATCCTACTGCTGAAGGAAAACCTTCAATCTCTCCCTCACTTATAACTTCAAGAAGATTTATTGCCTGTTTACTTTGTATGGCACTATGGACAAGGGTAATTGTACCACCACCGCCACCATTAAACCATTTAAAAGGATTTAACTGAATTTCTTTTCGTCCTGCTCCAGGATGTATTTCAGCAACTTTAAACATAATTAACCTGAGAAGTCATCTGTATCAACACCTCCTGATACCACTAACGATCCAGTAAATATTTCCCCATATACAACTGGGATGGCAACACCAGCCCTTATAGTATTTTGAATACCATTAAATGTAAAACTAGCTGGATCGTCAGAAGCCCCACCAAGTTCTTCTGTAGGAGTTAACATTTGTGCGGCTCCTTGTAATGCTAAATAAATACCAATATTTCCAACTGTAGCTTGAAAAGCACTAAATCCAACAGCTTTTGTAAATCCACTAAATCCTAATGATGCACCTGGAAACGCAATAGCAGCACCAATAAGTATTGCTCCTAATATAAACCTTCCAAGTCCTCTTCTTGCTCCTGCAACTACTGGTACTATTTTTATTTCTTGCTGACCAACTGGAATGTCCAGTTCAGTCTCACTAATCTCATAATCCCCTATCTTTACACAATAGCTTTGTTCCATCATATGAGATTCCAATCTAGGAAAATTAGCAATTAAAAACTTAAATGCATCTGTAGGTGATGATATTTCAGCTTCAAATGTACGTTCTCCTAAAAATCGAGCTAATCTTCCGTAAACTTTTATTTTACTGAGCATAGCGATACCTCTTCTTAGTACAGTCTATATGTTCTTTATCATATAGTTCCCTACAGCTAAGTCTTTTCACACAATGTTGAAGAATAGTTTGATTACCTAAATACAAAGCCACATGATTTAATTTCTCTGTATTTGTTGTGTCCATAAGAAGAACATCGCCCTCTTTTAAATTTACCGTATCTTTTAATTCAACAAAACCAGTTAAACGTAAACCATGTTCAAATAATGCATTACTAAATTCTTTAGGACTTTTTGGCCTTTCCCAATGTTTTAATTTTATGTTTTTCTTCTCTGCATACCAATCATGTATCAAACTCCAGCAATCTTGCACTCCCCAAACCCATTCTCTACCAATTAATCCTTTTTTATAACCAGAAGGTTCAAAAAAATGCCATTGTTTTGTTTCTGGAGTAACAATATAAAAAGGTAAATCTAAATATTCACAACTGGCTAAATCAGCATCACTAGGATATGGTGGATAATTTGGATGACTATGTATTACGGCAACAACTTCTCCTTCATCTTCAGCTTTTATCCAATCATCAGGATCTAAAATAAAATATTCTCCTTTATCTTCAGCTATATTTTTACAGGGAAAATACTTTTCTTTACCTTTATAAATAGTCAACAAACCACAAATTTCCTGCGGTGATTCTTCTTGTGCGTGTTGTAATACAATGTCTTTCCAACTCATCCTAAAAATGCTCCAATACCAGGGAAAATATCTCTAGTAGCGATTCTTTTTGGTAATTTTACATTTACTAAATCCAAAGCAGATTGAGCTTCCCATGTAACAATACTTCTATTTTCAGTAACTTTACGATCCAATAAATAAATTTCTTGAGGAAATTCTGCTGTAGGATCTGGTGTACCAAAAGGATTTGTACCCCCAGTAAAATTAACAGCATCTAAAAATCTGGCAAGAGTTCTAATTCTTGTTAATGTTGCACCATTTAAATCATTTCCAACAGTTGTTGTATTTACGTCTTGAAGAATAGTCGTTATTGTTCCAAAAATATTACTAATTGTAATTGTAGGTCTAGGTAAAGTTCCTGTTGAACCAAATTCAAATCCAGTACATTGGATAGGAAATCTTAAATATGAATTACCAGCCCAAACAATTTCTCCATTAGCATTTAAATTTGCACCATTATGAAATCTATAAATTGTAGAATCTCCATGTAAAGCTGAATTAAGTGATAAAGTAAATAATTCAATAACTGCACCAGGAGCTATAGCCTGTAGTTCAGAAGTTGGAATTGCCATTATGGTTCAAATACCTCAGTAAATGTTGCATTAAGAGTTGCTCTATTAGGCACATTTAATGTTTTATTC